TGGCTATGAGCCCTAAAGTGGAGAAGAAAAATGAGATGGAGATCACTGACGATGATGTTGAGATATTTGCACGTCTTACGGGCGGACCCAAGGCAGAACGAACGTTTAGAGAGATTCATGAAGATCGTCGCCGAGGTCTTGATGACGAATTTCAACAGGAGATTTATGACATCATTCAAGAGCCTGGGTTCTTAAGTGGCCGGGACCCAAAAGATCTCACCAAACTTATGCGCACCGGTGTAAAAGAATTGGATGCCGTGGAGGCGCATCCCGCAAAGCGCAGGCGTATTACCCAGAAACAGGTTGATGAGGACGTGGTTGATATACTGACAGACCCCAGTTTTTTGAACGGAGGAAAACGCCATACCAAGAAGGCAAAGAGCCAGAAGAAGCGTGCAGGGAAGAAGGCGAAGACTCAGAAGAAGCGCGCGGGGAAGAAGGCGAAGACGCACAAGAAACGCAAATAAATGCTTTTATGATTATGTACATAGTCATAAAATTACAGCGAAGAATACCTTTCAATTCTATCAAGATCTATGATGTCGTCATCCGACTCGTCTATCATATACTCTTTGAAAAACTCGCGGTTTAATTGATTTTCTGGCGTGTGCTTTGTTACGGTACGGGCAATCATCTTGTATAATTTGAAATCCGGATAGCGCTCTTCTCCATTCCGCTTATACAAAACATTTTTGTTTTTGTCGTCATGACACCATTCCATAATGAGCTCTTGAAACTCGTCCATGTCATGTTTTTCAAGACCATCCGGTATCACAAAATCATAAATAGAACAGCCCAGTCTGCATAAATCAAAGCTATAGTTAGGATCGAGCCGTTTCTTTTCCGGGTTGAAAAAAGGTTCTGTATTGTATTGCCCGTCTCCGTCACCGGAAGGTGCAAAACTGTCACTACAAAACAAATGATCTCCTACACGATATATCGCTCGTCCGAAATCAATAATCTTGTATATACGACCATAGGTAGGTACACGATATAGGGTTCCCTTTATGCGGTATGTTATAAATTCCTTATCCGTTTCGATGTACATTATATTGTTTGTATGCAAGTCATTGTGCGTAAGTTGAAATGCTTTCTGGAATACATAGAGGGTCGCAATTACCTGGAACATCGCAGCACGCCCTGAATTTTTATCGATCTGGGTTGTTTGGAAAAGATTGTCCAGTGTATCGGTACACCGTTCGAGAACAACGGTTTGAACAGGGAAGTCATAAATATATGCATAGAGTGGTTCGTTAACCTCATTTGTATCGTCGTCTGAATCCGACTGTATTTCCGACCACTGAGATTCATATTCATCATCATCTTCATCTTCAGAATCGTCATTGTTGGATCCCTCTGTATCAGAATCAGAACTGTTGGTGGATATAGACATTTCAAACTTCTCCTCTCCAATTAGATTATCAAGATCAACTTCGTGCATTCCACTTTCAACAACATTGTCTGTAATATTTTCCGACTCTATCGCGGGTTCGTCCGTAATTTCTAATGGGACATCATCTTCGATTGTTAATTGGGGGCGATTCTTATTCGATTCGTTTTTGAAGTTGGTCGTTTGATAACTTAGTATGTTTGTATGGAACAGCTTGGTAAGATTCTTATGAAAGTAATCGTGCTCTTGGATATAGTCGAGGTCATCCAGAATATTCATGCGGTATTTACCTTGGGTACTCGTGAATGATCCATAATATTTGAGACTGTGTATAAATCCATAGTCATCATGCAGTTTGCTGAGGAACAAGTATGCCATATAATCAACATAGGATGCATTATGGACGTCGTTTAATTTATTTTGCTTCTTTTCATCCGTATATGCACCTATCATGTAATGTATTGGGTCATATAACGGTGCATGTTTGAAAAACAAGTTGGCGGTTGTTACATTCCCCGAATTATCGCATACATGGGTTTCATCTACGACACGTTGTCCTATCAAAAAATCATTACCACTACCCACTAAATTTTCAATAATGGGGTTCCCCATCTTTAGGTTCTTCATATCAAATTCATTATAGTCATCCATTGTAGATACCCATGTCGAAACATCGAGAACCGACCGGAGTTCGTGTATAATCATTATTGTACATGCATGTATTTTAATCAACATTTAAACACATTACACGTTCATTGCGTGCATTTATTGTATTTCGCTACAATATATGACACTTGAGCTTAAGAAATTTGATATGAAAACGATTACGTTTAAGCCTGATGAGAATAAAGGACCCGTCATTGTGATGATTGGACGTCGTGATACCGGAAAATCGTTTCTTGTTCGGGATCTTCTTTATCATCATCGCGATATTCCAATTGGTACGGTAATGTCGGGCACTGAGGCAGGTAACGGCTTTTATTCTCAGCACGTACCAAAGCTATTTATTCATGAAGAATACAATTCGGTTCTCATTGAAAATATTCTGCGACGCCAGAAAGTGGTACTAAAACAGACCAAGGCAGAGATTGCAAAGTATGGTAGAACTAAAATCGACCCGCGTACATTTGCCATCCTTGATGATTGTCTATATGATCAGTCGTGGACACGTGATAAATTGATGCGGTTGCTTTTTATGAATGGCAGACATTGGAAGATCATGCTTATCATCACTATGCAGTATCCATTGGGCATTCCGCCTAATTTGCGTACCAACATTGACTATGTGTTCATTCTTCGTGAGCCTTATATGACCAATCGTAAGCGTATATGGGAAAATTATGCATCTATGTTTCCCACACTCGATGCTTTTTGTTCAGTGATGGACCAAACCACTGAGAACTATGAGTGCCTTGTGATCAATAACAATGCTAAGTCAAATAAGTTGAATGAACAAATCTTCTGGTACAAAGCAGAGCATCGACCAGATTTTAAATTGGGGTCTAAAGAGTTCTGGGAATTGTCTAAAAATATTGGCTCAGATGATGAGGATGAGTACGATCCGGGAAAATCAAAAAAGAAGACTCCGGGAAATTCTATTAATGTCAAGAAATCGAAGTCCGCTTGGTAAGTTATTCAATAGTTGTGTATTAAATGAATACACAATTACTCGGTTAGACATAATAATTAATCTTTCTTTTCACGATTCATCATGTCTTCAATGACCTTGGTGTTATGTTCTTTGCGCTCTTCGTCATCGGCAACTTCGCGACTATCAAAGTCGACAGTTTCCAAAACACCCTGGAGGTTTCCATCTTCATCGATGTTCTGAGTAAGCACATTGCCGGCTTTTTGCGCTTCTTCTACATTCTTCTCAATTGCCTTGCGCTTTGATTCACGAACACGGGCTTCAAACTCAATCTTGGCCTTCTTCTCATTTTCGAGCTTTTCTTTGTGAAGCTGGTTGAGTTCCTCTTCCATGAACTCGATGCGTCCGGTTTTGTATGCATCGGGGTCCCATGGGATCCACATTCCTACTGGGCCAACAAAGATGTCGTGATTGGGGTCCATATCGCGAAGGAACTTGCATCGTTCCTCTGCTTCCTCTTGAGTATTGAAGGCTCCGCGAATTTTGAGACCTCGTACCGATGTTTGGAAATTATGCTTCTTATTAAATTCGTTTCCAAGTTCTTCTTCGTTCTGATCCATAAAGTTGCGGAAATCGTCGGTAACCGGCGTGGATCGCAACACCTGTTTCTCCGATTCCACAAATTCCTTGAAACTTTCCATTGCCGTTTCAGGATTTAGGTTGTACTTGTGGGCCATGAACTGAATGAACTCAATGAATTTGTTCATCGATTTAGTAAAATCCCACGATTTAACAAATTCATTAAACATGAACAAGTCTCGTTGCTCCAAAATCTTTTCGGGAGAAACAAACGAGAGGCATGTAAATTTTTGACCAGACATAACTGGATCTTCGTCGCACAAATCTACATATTTAGGGTTGGGCTTTCCATCAACCATCTTTCTCTCGAATGATGACATTATATGCATTCTACTGAGATGGTATTTATATCTTTTTTACGAACACTGTATTTTTTTTCTTGAAATACTATATAATGTTCGGTGAGCTTGACTTACAAGAGATTGTACGACGATTGGTGAAATATTTTATTGAGGGTTTTGTGGTGGCGGCCGTGGCTTACGGTATCCCCAAGAAGGGTCTTGCCCTTGAGGAGGTTGTGGTGATTGCCCTTGTGGCCACCATGACTTTTAGCATCCTTGACGTGTTTGTGCCTGCCATTGGTGCTTCTGCCCGCACGGGTGCCGGATTCGGTATTGGTGCCAACCTTGTTGGGTTTCCCGCTATTCCTAAATAAGCATTTTATAATGTAATACACTGATTATTATGTGCATTTAACATCTGCATATAATAATTTATACCGTTGGAAAGAATTGCCAATCAAGTTCTTTGCAAACATCTTTCCAAATCATATCTTGTTCCAACTGTTTTTCGCGGTCCTTTAACATTGGGATAAACGGAAGATACTGCGTTTGATCAAGAAGCACGCATAATTGGTACAACGTATATGTATAATTGAAAAAGTTTGTTCGCGTTGGAGGACAATGAAGTGCCCATGGTCGCTGTATTTCAATAAATAGTACACATAGCGTTTCATGAAGATCATTATCCATAACAGGCGGTTTGATACCAAACATGGAGTTAATATACTGAATATGTTCAAAGTACTTGTTAAGACCAAGTTTTCGCAGAATCTCTCGCATCTTATTGTAATCCAATGTCGATAAATCGGTAATGCGCTCTTTTTTGATACGGTTGCGGATCATGTCGATAATGTCGTCTGGAATTTGTGTGGTCTCCTTTGCCTGAAATTGTGCGAGGATCTCCTTGAAGTGATTGAGACGTATATATGCAGTGTACGACACTTCATTCGGAGGATCCTTATTTGATGGTTTTGCGCTATCGACAATATGTCTTACAAATTTTCCGCATTCTCGATTATTGCATATCAACACTCCCTCGTCTTCTTGAGAAATCATTTCACCGACATTGCAAAATTTACAATTTTCGTGCTCAATGGTGAAATCTCTTACTAATATGGTCTCTTCATTAATATTCTTCCAATATTTTTGATATAGCTGACGAGATGTATTATATCGACTGTGATTGGTGGATTCGTCGTCTGTTGTACTTTTGATTCTAAAAAACGAACGCATTATTCCATCATCTGAACGCTTTTGATCACCACTATTGATCTTCTGTTTTTCTTCAAAATAAGTGAATATATATTTAGAGTTTTCCAGAAAATAATTGTTCTTTTCCATCTTTAACCGCTTGATTTTGTTTGTGAGTGCCTGGAGTTTTAACCGCATACCATTCTTCTTATCTACGTCCACGGTTTCGTATTTGTCCTTTAGTGTTTCCTTCTCACTTTCCAGTTGAGGTATTAGATGTTCTTCAATATGTTTAAACTTTTCCATCATTTGATCATGTTTTACATCAATTGATGGCCCTCCTTGGATATTCGATGTCATATAGGTATAATATACCACGACGGTTTATATGATTGCAGTCAATTCATACTTTATTATCATCGTTAAAACATTGATAATAAAACCTTTTGAATAAATAAACATGCATAAACAACAGTTTCATATACCTGCATTTGATCCTGTAGTAAAGTTTAACCATACTGAATTTCAAAAGATGTTGTTTATACATAATGCAATTGAAGATGGCTGGATGGTGAAAAAACGCGGTTCAGATACATACATATTTACTAAAAAACATGAAAACAGAACAGAGGTGTTTCAGAAGGATTATTTAGAAAACTTCATAATTAAAAATCAACAAATAATTTGAACCCGCTATGCAAAACTGATTTACCGATTGACCCATTCAACCGGTAAATAGTATATTAATATTCCGTTGTATTTAGGATAATTTCGCGCTTATTTCTGAGATTTTTTTCTATTCTAAAGTATATAACAATGGGAGGAGCTCTTATGCAACTTGTCGCGTACGGTGCCCAGGACGTGTTCCTGACCGGTACCCCCGAAATTACTTTCTGGAAGGTGTCTTACCGCCGCCACACCAACTTCGCCATGGAGTCGATCGAGCAGACTTTCTCCGGCCAAGCCGATTTCGGCCGCCGTGTGACCTGCACCATCAGCCGCAATGGTGATCTTGCCTACCGCACCTGCCTGCAGGTGACTCTGCCGGAGATCACTGGCGGTACTGGCGTCTATGCCCGCTGGTTGGACTATGTGGGTGAGCAGCTTGTCGCCCAGGTTGAGGTTGAGATCGGTGGCCAGCGCATCGACCGCCAATACGGTGACTGGATGCACATCTGGAACCAGCTTACCATGACCTCTGAGCAGGAGCGTGGATACAACAAGATGGTTGGTAACACCACCCAGCTTACCTACATGGTGGACCCCCAATTCGCCGATATCGACAGCCCTTGCTCTGCCTCGAGTGTGCCTGGACAGACCTGCGCTGCCCGCAAGTCTCTTCCGGAGACCACCCTTTACATCCCTCTTCAGTTCTGGTTCTGCAACAACCCCGGGCTTGCTCTGCCCCTGATTGCCCTTCAGTAC